ATATAAAATATCAAATAATTTCATTAATCTTATTTTTCTTTTAGTAGAATATTTTGAATATTTGATGAATGAAAGGATAGTTGTCAATAAAAACCATTGATCATTGAATGAAAGCTTAATTTCATTTGGATTTGGTTGATCTTGTTCGTTTTGAAGTCTTAATAATAAATCTTTAATTCTGCTCATAGTGATTGCTTTATCTATATATATGCTAGTATATTAGAGTAGTAAACGTAAAGTGCCTATGGTTAATTCAAGACGTTCCAATGAACTTCGGTCACAAGATTTAGAAAGGTTGAAACGTCTTTTAGATTTAGGAATTTCTCCAAAAGGAGTTCGTGCATATGCTCAATCAACATTTAATGTTTCGAGACAGCAAGCACATAGAGATACAGTCAAAGCAATGGCTGATCGTTCCAAAGATAAAAGGGTTAAACCTTGTTCTAAGGAAAAGCAAAAAATGATCGCAGCATCAATGAATCTGCTTTTTCAATGTATGCTCAAAGCTGAAATGAATAACGACCCAAGTTCGTTAGCTAGATTAAGCAAAGAGATACGAGAGCTTTCTAAGCTCATTCCAGAATTTTCAGCTACACCAGATCCTGAATGGGACGAGGAAAATTATGTAAGCTTTGAAAAATCTGTCTCATAAAACAATTATTTTTTTCTCATAAAACGCTATGACACAATCAAAACCAAAAAAAGTTATTCTCGAAAACGACCCACTATACAAAGAAAAAGCAAAGTGGGCAAAACGTTTCAATTCATTAGTTGGATTAAGAATTATGGGTGTTCGTTATTTAACACAAGAAGAAACCGAAGCAAGCGGTTGGTATTCTTCTCCAATAGTTATTGAATTAAGTGATGGTTCAGCATTGATACCACAATCTGATGATGAAGGTAATGATGGAGGAGCATTATGGATTGCCAATTCAAAAGGCAAAGAAGATTTAGCTCCCGTAATTAGAGTTTGATCATGTCTAATGAAATGCTTTGGTTAATTGATGTTTACGAAACATTTTTAAAGAAACAAAAATTACCACATATATGTGCTTCCGAACTTCTTTATGGAGTTGATACAAAAGACAAATTAAATAAAAACCAACAAGTTTGGTTAGAAAGATTTATCTCTATATGGGATATTGTCAATCAAAATACTTAAGGAGATTTTAAATGCCAAATTGGACAACAAACGAAGTTACGTTTTCTTCAGCAAAAACAACAAACATTAAAAAAATTAAGGACATCTTTGAAAAAGGGTGTCCATTTGGCCAACTTATTGAAGAGCCTAATTGGGATTCCGTTCCATTAAAAGGAAATGAGACAAGTGGCCATTTTGATAAAAAGCCTTTAGGAATGGTAGGAGAGCTACCGATCATTGAAGAACATAAATTACGAAACGGAGAAGTAATGAAGTTTCGTAAATTTAAGTCTACAAATGTTCAAGATACACGTTGGTATGATTGGAGGTTGGAAAAATGGGACACCAAATGGGACGTCCCAAAAGAAGATATTGAAATTACCGATATTGATAACCTTAGTGGTCGCACACTTGTTGTTGGTTTCGATACCGCATGGTGTCCACCCTACTCTATATATAAAAAACTTAGAGATAAATTTAAAAATGTAAAAATCGAATGGTGGGCAAGAGATGAAGATGATGACACAAACGGAGAGGGGTATTATTTACAATGAAAATTACAAATGATGAGCAAGCATATCTGCAAGCATTAGTTCTTGCAATTACCGCACCAAATGATGAAAAATCTTTAGCGTGTCAAAAAATTGCAGCATCTATTGAACCTCGTTTAACCGAGAAACAAATAGATTTATGCAAAAAAGGTATAGAAGTTTGCATGGAGTTATTATGACTATTTATGATTATTTTGATCGTCTAACCTCTATTGGTTTAGATGAAGAAATTTCTGAAGAGTTTGACAATAAAATTATTGATGCTTTGGAAATTATTAAAAATCACGAAATAGCTGATTTTGAAAATGTTATCGAGGAAGAAGATTATGAAACATAAAGAATATCAACAAAAAAGGGCGTCACTTGATGACGCCTACCTTATGGGTGATATTTCATTGTCTGATTATGCTCGTGATTCTATAAATCTTGATTTCAAATATAATCAATTTATGTATGAAGATGAGAATTATAGACAATACAAAGAAATCACTTCACCGAGTCGTAATGGCTTGCGTGAAGTTATCTTCGTTCCAATGAAAAAACATTCAAGAGTAAAAAGTAGTGGGAAATTAATTAAATGTCCTAAATGTGGTAAAACTCAAAGAGTTTTTCATCTTGCATGGTCATCTTTATCTTGCCAAAGTTGTTCATGGATTTCTGATAAATACGATTGGCAAATTGAGAAAGGTGCACATGAAAAGTGAACATAAAGAATACATCTTAGAACTTTTATTAGAAAGATTATCTTTTTTTGATGAAATGTCTGAGCAAGAATGGATTGATAGAAACGATCCAAAGGGTAAAGAAATGAAGCTATTATCCGAAATTATTTCTGAATTCTAACTATGGAAAACAAAACTATCATTTTTGAGTATATACAAAAATTAAAAGATAAAGGTCATAGTAAACGATTCATAATTAAAGAAATTATGTCTAAATACGACCTTCAATCATCTACCGCATATTTGTATGTACTTCAAAATGGTTTTACTAATCTTGGAGATCACCCAAAATATTGGTAAAACCAGTTGAACTAAAAATTTCTAGGATTTCAAAAACCTGGATTTTTTTATCTAAATTTATTATATTTGTGCATTCTTTCTTCAAATTTTGCCATAGCTCCCAATAATTCATACTCATTCATTATTCTCTCTTGAATGGCTCCATTTTCTTTGGCAATAATTATCGCAGCTTGCTTCGCTTGAATGCCAGTTAAGTGTTTTAGTCCCATATTGTATGCACCCAGCTGACAAAAATAATCTTCCAAATATTTGTCAGGTTTATCTTTAGACGAACCAGTTGTCTTAAAGTCAGTTATAGTCAGCTTTCCGTCAATATCGAGCAAACAATCTGCCGTACCAGCGAATCCTAATGGGTGATAAATACTAAATTCTATACTATGAATGGAAGTTATTGATCCTCCATCAATCCAATCTGCCAAACCTCTGGCGTGTAGTTCAGCCAACCAATGTACTTTAGGCGAGCCTCCTTTCGCTTTCTTAATCGCCCATTCTGTGATGCTTTTCGGAGAACGTGCCAAACCATCTTCATATGTTGTCCAAGAGTTTCGTTCATTACAAGTGTTCCTAATAAGTTGTGATGCTGTTTTTAATATATATTCGCAGTGTGAATGGGCTTTCGTTCCTCTATTCGCTGCTTGTTTTCTTATACTTTCACTTCCAGGTTTTGCCAACCACCTATTTAATGCTTCTTTATCTCTCTTATTCTTAGTTTCACTAAGTATATGAGTTACTGAATGGTATTCTTTGCCTTCCGTATCTCTATAAACTCTGTGATCACCGCCATCTATACGCTCCAAACTCTTGTTTCTTAGTACCGCAAGAGCATCTTGTTTGTCTACACCATCAAGTGTTAGTTGCATTAGATATACTTTCCCATCTTGATTTTACCTTAAAATAACTATTTTGCAAGCTAATAACC